TGGCAACTGCTTTGTACACCAACACTACAAACAATCAACAATTTATCGGTCTTCCAGCAGCCGTTTCTAGCTCTGGTACTTACGGTAATATCAGCCGTAGCGCCTACACATGGTGGCAGTCTAAGCAATATGCCGCTGGTGGTGTAAACCCAACCCGTCAAAACATTCTGCAATACATCTCTGGCACCGTTAAAAACGGCGCTGAAATGCCTAGCTTTGGTGTTTGCGGTTTTGGTACATGGACATTACTTGCTCAAGACTTCGTAGGTCAAGAACAGTATGTCATCACCCCCGGTCATGGTTTTGATAGCGACTCCAATGGTCCTCAAGCGGCTTTCCGCGCTTTGATGGTTGCTGGTGTTCCAATCTATCCAGACCCATATTGCCCTGAAGGTACTGTGTACTTCCTAAATACTAACTACTTGTCTCTGTACATCCATGACCAAGGTTCGTTCGTATTTACAGGATTTGAGTCCACTCTGCCTAACTGGCAAATTGGTTATGTTGGTGCTGTGTTAATGATTGCAGAATTGGTTAATACCAAGCCTAAGTCAATGACACAAGTGACCGGTTACAACTCACTTTCTATCTAAGGAGATAAACCATGTCATTAGCTTCCAATAAAATCCTAGTATCGAATGTAGCAACCAACGCGGCATCTGGCTATTTTCAAGCCTACGCTGCTGGTAACGCTACTGTTGTTATGCCAGCCGGCATCTACTACATCGCTCCTACTGCCAATGTCACAATCGAATTAAACACCGATACTGACGGCAATATCAGCAATGCTTCGTGGGCTGTCGTTGTTGCTAACAATACTGGCGGCTTGTTCATCGCTGACGGCTACAATGTACGCGCTAATGTGCTTTCTGGCACACCAACAATTACATTGTTTGCTACTAACGGTGGTCAACCTGTTTCTGGCACATACAACAAGTAAGGAGCAGCCATGTCTAGCGTAGATTCAGTAGGTCAACAAACGGCGGTAAGTTTTGGCAACTATGCCATTGCTTCCGCTACAGGTGTGCCTCTGGGTGCAACAGGCAATGCTGTTATTACAATTCCTATTCTTAGCGGCGGTTTGACCGCAGGGGCAAATGCCGCTAGTTCAGGAGGCGTGATTATTAGACGCGTAACCGTTCAGAATCCTAATGGAAATATTGGTACAGCCAATGTATCTATTCTGACTTCGAACGATGGCAATGCGAGTAATGCGGTAGTTGCGGCTACCGTGTTATCCAATTTGACAGCGACTACCACTTATCAGGACTTGACTGTTGCTAGCCCGTATAGCACAACAACCATTGTGAATGGTTATACCGTTCAGGCTTTGTTTGTAAAAGTGAATACCGCTGTTACCAATGGTACTTGCGATATTCGTGTTTATGGCGATGTAGTGAGCTTCTAATATGAAAACCTTATTTGTGACGAACACATGGGAAAAACCCATACACTTTGATTATGCTTTTAAACCGTACGCTTTTCCTATCGGGGAGACGGTGGAGGTAGAAGTAGAAGTGGCTCGTCACTTATTTGGTTACATGGAGATGGATAAAGAACCATTCCTTGCTCGTTTAGGTTTAATTAGAACCAAAGCGGAAGTGCCGGAAGGTTTGGCTATTTTGTCCAAAATCTTAATTTCGGAGCAAGCTCCAAAAAAGAATCACTCGTTATCCCCGGTGGTGGAAAGAGTACCCTTGCCCTCCCAAAAGAAGGCAGGGGGAAAAGTCCTTAGCCAAGCAGCTTAATATGGAAAATCAATGTCACAAACTCTGCAAGGCTACATCACGCAAGTCAGAAGACTCTTGCATGATGCTAATGGAAACTTTTACTCCGACCAGCAATTAACAGATTACATTAATGCTGGCAGGGAGCGCGTAGTCCGGGATACCGGATGCTTACGCACGATTCAAATTACGACTGTACCTACTACGCCTGTAGCGGGAGGTGCAACACCCTATTTCTGGACTGGTGGTGGCACAGCTAACACCGGCGATTATGTTGTCTATAACATCTTTATTTACAAGGTAGTAAGCGGCGGCGTCTTTAGCAATACTGCCCCTAACTACCCATCTGGTCCTAATCCATATCCGCCAAGCACTACATTCCTTAATGGAACAGTTACTTTGCAATATGCAGGACCATCTGAAATTATTAATTTTTCATGTTTGCCGCAAGGAACTCAAACCCTTGATGTATTAAACATTAANTTGTATTGGGGCAATACGCGTATTCCAATGCGTTATTTGTCATGGACAGACTTCAACGCGCAACTGCGTTTTTGGCAAAACTATATTGGACGCCCTATTGCGTTTAGCGTNTTCGGGCAATCACAGATTTACATTTCTCCAGTACCAGACCAAGTTTATACCGTTGAAATTGATACTGTAATTTTGCCGACACCAATGGTAAATCTTGCAGACACAGATACCATCAATGACCCGTACTACAATCCGGTTCAGTTCTACGCTGCTTATCAAGCGAAGTATTTTGAGCAATCCTTTGGAGAAGCTGAAATATTTAAGCAACAATATGACAAGCAAGTTATGGCGGTACAGACCTCGGTTTACACCAGAAGGATGCTCAACCCTTATAGCACTCCATACTAATTATGGCAGCCGCAGAGCAAAAAAAATCGTATGCCATTGTCAAACAATTTAAAGGTCTTGACACTAAAGCTAACCGTACTGCCATTGAAGACACCGAGTTTTCTTGGCTGGAAAATGCCATGCCAATTGGTTATGGCAACCTTAAAATTATTCCTAATTACACCGATTTAGGGATTACTTTTAGTCATACAGTTTTGTATTTTTTCTCTGCCAACATTGGATTGGTGGATTATTTAGTCGCTTTTGAGTCCGATGGAAGCGCTGAATATGTCCGATTAGATAATTTAACTAAAGGCACAATTGCTGCTGCTGGCACTTTTAGCACCGACAATATCAATGTTTCCCAATGGAAAAATGAATATTTATTGATTTGTGACCCCGTAAAAGGGTATTTCACATGGGATGGCACTAGCGTTATTAGTGTTGGTTCTGTTGGAATCATAGGTTTAACTAATCAAGGAAGCGGCTATACTTCCGCGCCCACCGTACAAATTTCAGCACCAAACCAAGCTAACGGAGTTCAAGCTACTGGAGTTTGCTCAATTAGTTCTGGCTCGGGTTCCGTTTTATCTATTGGCATGACCAATATTGGAACAGGCTATACCTCTATTCCTCAGGTCGTTATTGGCGCTCCAAACCTTTCAAATGGTGTGCAAGCTATTGCTGGTGCCACAATACAATCTGGAGGCGTTGTAGCCATCTCTGTGACCACGCCCGGCTCTGGATATACCTCAGCTCCAAGTGTAACGATTACAGGTGGTGGAGGCGCTAATGCAGCCGCTAATGCCGTTGTAGATACAGGCATCGTAACCAGCATCAGCTTGATGGAAGCCGGCTCAGGATACACCTCTGCTCCTACTGTTACCCTTGTAGGTGGAGGCGGTTCTGGCGCGACTGCGGTAGCTGGCTTGACTACTTTTGCTCAGGTACTGTTGGCATCACCGTTACTAATGGCGGTTCAAACTACATCAATGCTGCAAATACCGTAGTCACGATTACTGGCGGAGGCGGCACTAACGCGGCAGGAACGGCTATTTTGGCTGGCGGTCAAGTTACCGAAGTCATTATGACTAACCCCGGAACTGGCTATACTAACGCAGCAAATATTACCGTCACCATTACTGGAGGCGGAGGAAGCAATGCAACGGCAGTAGCCAATGTCACAACTGACAAGAATGTGGGTATAGCTAGCTTTTCTGGGCGCGTATGGATTGCTCAAGGTCGTACCGTTTATTACAGCGCTGCTGGCTCATCTAGTGACTTTACAAGCGTTTCCGCTGGCGCAGTAACCATTTCAGATTCAACTTTGCATGGCAATATCCAGCAATTGCTATCTGCTAACAACTTTCTATACATTTTTGGCGATGACTCAATCAATGTGTTTTCGGATGTTAGGGTTACTAATACTGGTACTACTCTGTTTACTAATACCAATGTCAGCGCTTCTGTGGGTTCCAAGCTGGCTTATGCCCTATTTCCATATTTCCGTTCGGTACTTTTTATGAACAACTATGGGGTGTATGCGCTAGTCGGCTCTACCACCTCAAAAATTTCAGATGCTTTAGATGGGGTTTTCCCTAGTATTGACTTTGTTACTGAGGAAACTACGGCTGGACAAGTTTTACTCAATAACATTTTGTGCGCTGCATTTAACTTTAAATATACCGGAACTCAGGGAACATCAAGCTCTGCTCGCTATATGCAAGCGATTTTCTTTGAGAAAAAATGGTTCTTTACCAGTCAAGGCAATGACCTTAAATACATTACTTCCGCGCCCGTAAGCGGCAAGGTAAATTTGTATGGCACCAACGGTACTAATTGCGTCCAGCTTTATGCCGATGCAAGTGCTAATATTTCAAGTTATGTGCAAACTGCCCTGCAACCTATGGGTGATAACATTCGCACAAAACAAGCATTAAAAATAGGTATTGAAGCAACTACAACAACTCCTGCTGAATTGTCCGTGACTGTGGATTCCGAGTCCGGTTCTAGTCCAGCGTATTTGTTGGGAAATTTTGTAACTTGGTACAACAATGCGGGAATCACAATTACTTGGATAAATAATAGTTCTACAACTATTGGCTGGTTCGGCGGACAGGGATATACTCTCTATAAAACCGATGCTCAACAGTATGGCAAGTATTTGGGGATGACTGTGACATCAACCTATCCGAACTTTGTTTTAAATGGATTTGAATACGAACACGAATTGAGAGTGAGGTTTTAAATGACTATTCCGTACACCTTTGCCGGTGCCACAACCGCTATTCCTTTAGCGCAATTAGATGCTAACTTTGCGTCTCCCATTACTTTAGGTAATGTGGCAATGACGCTTTCCAATACTTACACCAGTATTGGTAATTTGACATTAACCAATGTGACCGTATCAAGTGGTAATGTGGCTGTTACTAACGCCAATGTAACAACATTAACGGCTACTAATGATGCTTCTATATCAGGTCTTACTGTTGGTAAGGGTGGTGGTGCTGTTTCTAGTAATACTGCTGTTGGTGCTAATGCTTTAATTACAAATAGTTCAGGGGCTTATTCAACGGCTATTGGTTATCTAGCATTAACTGCAAATACAAGCGGTAGTGTTAATGATGCTTTTGGATACGGAACTTTAGGTTCAAATACCACAGGTTCAAATAATGCTAGTTTTGGTGCTGGCTCATTAAATTTAAATACAACTGGTGGCTCTAATACTGCTATTGGTAGGTTGGCTTTAACTTCAAACACCACCGCATCTAACAACACAGCAGTAGGTTATCAAGCTGGTTATACAGCAACAACGGCAGCAGGTGGAACTTATTTAGGCTACCAAGCTGGCTATGTCGTAACTACTGGTGGTTACAACACAATGGTTGGTTATCAAGCTGGTGTTTCTCAAACTACAGGAAGTTTAAATACTTATCTTGGATATGGTTCAGGTTTGTATATGACCACAGGAACTAAAAATACAATTATTGGTGGATATACAGGTGCAAATGGCGGTCTAGACATCCGTACATCAAATAACTACATTGTGTTATCTGATGGTGATGGTAATCCTAGAGGTATTTTTGATACTAACGGAACTTTTTTGGTTGGAACTACATCACCTTATGCAACTGAAAAAGTAAGCCTTTATTCAAATTCATCTTCAAATTCAACAACGCTTCATGTTAGAAATATGGCTGGTAGCACTTATAGTGCTATTCGTTCTGAAATTGCTGGTGCTGGAAACAATACAAGCACATGGCATTTTACTGGTGTAACATCAGGAATTAACGCTTGGTATTTGTACGGCAACGGCACAACTTCATATTCTTCGGATGAACGATTAAAGAAAAATATTGAAACTGCTCGTAGTGGTTACCTTGATGATTTAGCAAAATTGCGTGTTGTTAAATACAACTGGCTACAAGATGAAGAAGCTACACCAAAAGAACTTGGTTTAATTGCTCAAGAAGTAGAACAAGTTTTCCCTAATTTAATTCAAGAACATGAATTAGAAGGTGTCGGAATAAGAAAAAATATTAAACATTCAGTAATGGAGTTTATTTTGATTAAAGCAATCCAAGAACTTAAAGCAGAAGTAGATTCCCTTAAACAACAATTAGGAAAATAAAATGTTAGAACTAACACCTGAACAAGAAGTCCAACGCAATTACAATGCCGCAATGGATAGCGTAAACCTAATCAACGCTGGTAAGCCTGAAGATATGACTGATGAAGATTGGGCAGATACAGTTAAGCGTAACAAGGAACACCTCAAAATCCAAATTGCAAAAGGCGCAGAGTATTACGGAAGTCATGACTTAACACCTTTTGAAAATGCAGTAAAACTTTAATCAACCGCAGTACAACTTTAGGGGATAACCTATGAAAACTTTTACATTAGAAGATAACGAAGCGCAATTTGTGATTCAAGTGCTAGGTCAAATGCCGACACAA